AATTGAGATTGATTCTGCATCATTGGATAGAGCTAATGATTTTACTCATGTATCATTAGCTCTTGCTGATCCAGGAGCTGAAAGTTTTGTTGCAGCTGTTGGTGAGTGCAAGATGGGTCCAGCAGGCAAAGTTGGTGACAATGATCTAATGCCTTCTGCATTAGGTTAATTAGTATTTTCCCCCGGACGGTGGGCTATTTGAGATGACCTTGTACATTTCTTATAGCTCACCTCCTTTTTATGAAGTATTCTGATGGCTTTACTCACAGCAACGGGTCCATTATTAGAAGATCTAGAGTACAACGATTTGTCAACAAACGACAAAGCTCGTGTCGATGGATTAATCACTTCTACACAAATCTTTCTAGAAGATTATTTAAACAGAAAATTAGAGTTACTTACTTTTACAGACGAAAAACACGATGGAAAAGCAGACAGTTCGGTACTAGTAAAAAATCCACCTATTAGATCGCTTACTTCGATAAAGGTAAGATTTGATAGAGATACGACTACTACATTTGGACCAAATTACTTTGAGTTTACTCCAGAAACCGGAGAAATTGAATGGTCTGAATACAATATTACAGTAGCTGATACAGAGTCGCCATTATATATCTTTCCGAGAAGACATAAGAATGTTTTAGTTACCTACGATGGCGGTTTAGATCATTACAGCATTAAGGTGGCTGCTGCTGAAATGATAAAATCTATGTTTGAAAATGATTTGAATGGTGCCCAAGTTTTTGAAAAGTTAGGAAATTACGCTTATAAAAAAGAAGGTGATGGTTCTGGAGGAAGGCAGCACCCTAAATCTGATGAATTGTTTACTAATATCTTTAGACATATTATGGTTTATAGGGTACGCAAAGCATGAGTTTAGTAAGACTATTGCGTTGGCATTATTTTTCTATTCAGTCATCGCTTCATTCTCCAGTAAATGCAGATGGATCGATTGATAGATGGACTAATTCTGATATTATCTGTTGGAATTTAAATGGGCATAGACAGAGACCCAGTCCCGATAGGGTATTTTTTGATTACGATGTTAGGGATTCATCTTCTACTTATATACTTTATTTTAAAAGTGGTGTCATTATTCAATCATGGCACAGAATCTTGATGAACTTAAACCCAAAAAAGAAATTAAATAATCCAATGATTTTAGGGCATACTAAGGAGTGTCCTAAAATATCAATTATGGAATTTGTTGGTTACGCGGATCAAGTAGACCATCCTAAGATTGATTACAAAGCAGTTGTACTACGGGAACTTCAATGGTTTGCTGGGAATAACTGATGTACTATGTTTTACAAAAAATTGTGGGGTTTATATACTGGTAGTGATTCCGCTAAAGGCTTTAGTGGGTTTGCTCCAGAAGCGGAGTCACTACCTTATATTTCTCTTCAGAACTTAGGTCATAGTAGAGCTCAGGCATTTAGCACATTACTTCAAGAAGAGATTTTAACTTATTCATTTGTATGTTATGGAAGAACTTACAAAGAAGTCTCTAACCTTTTATTAACAGTAAAGCAAGACTATACAGCTACTTCTTTTGTTCCAGTTGATCCAAAAGTAACAGTAGTAGATTTAGAATGGACTTCAATAAGTATAAAAGAGATTGATGAACAGGTATTCGGTGGAACTCTTTTAATTAGTTTGTGGATTAATAGAGAACCTGATTTAGTAAAAATAGCTGATAAGGATTTAACGCCTTTCCCAGGAGTATTTGAAGCTATTAAAGCTAGGTGGGAAGGCTATAAACTTTCAACTGATCCTACCATTTATTTAGGTGGTTTTGTTCCAGGACAGAGTGAAATACCTTATTTGTCTATTGTAGAAGATAGACAATTTATAGAAGGCTATGCCACGACTAATCGAGTAGAAAAACAAATTCTTGGTTTCGATTTGTTTATTCAAAGTTTAAGTGGTGCTGAAACAATGACTAATTTACTTCTAAATGTTTTTAATCATAGCCAATTTATTTTAACTAATTCAACTAATTTAGGTATGAATTTTATTCAAACTATTTTTGAAGAAGTTTATCCAAGTCTTTGGAAAATTCAAGTTTCTTTTAGTGTAACATCTAATACGACAAGAGTGGATTATGTCAGCTAGTAAAAGTTTAAATGGTTCATTTAGTTATTCTTCTAATTATAATTATAATCGGGAAGATAATGTAATTAGTAATGAGACAATTAAAGGTGGAATTGATTATCTTATTACTGGAGCCTATACAAATGGAATAGGAGCAGATAATAAAGCAAATTTATTATTCCATAAGAAATACTCAATTGGTATTGGGGCAACTGAAACACTTGATTTAAATGGAAATACTCTAGTTGATATTTGGGGAGAGACATTAAATTTTGCTACTGTTAAGTCACTAATTCTTCACAATATAGAATTAGTAAGTCTGACAGGTAGAATTATTACGTTTACTTGGGGAGGAGAATCTGCAATTATTGCAGGTGGTGGGCATAGAGTTTTAACTCAAACATCTGCAAGTGGGATTGGTTCGGTACTTAATGATATTACTTTAACTGCTGGTTCTGAAGCAACGGATATCGTTGTTATTATGATCGGCAATGATGATGTGGCTTCAACCTAATTAGGAGAATAAAATGCCTGTTGTTATTAACGGAAAAGATGGAAAATCTGGACGACTATTTATTAAGAATATAACGGACTCAGCTACAGAATATACAGAACTTTGTATTACAAGCCATACAACTAGAGAACTAGCTAAAGAATTTGAAACCACTGGTTCAAAGTCCGCTGGATACGATGAGTTTGGGTACGGTAATTCTCATTTAGAAGGTTCTATTACAGCTCAATGGATTAGTACTCTAAATCCACTCGACGAAGCTCCTTTTCTTAGGTCTGGAAAGTCAAATTATGCTATTAAGGCGTATCTGCATTCAGCGGCTGGAACTGACCTAGAGGATGGCGATGCAATTAATGTTGATGGAACAACTGGGCATATTAATCTTAATAATCTGGAAGTTTCTGTTCCAGCAGATGGAGTAGTTGAATATAAATTTGATTGGAAGTCTTCTGGTAGTTACACTTTTACTACGCCAACCCCTGCTTAAGGTTTTTCTGCATGGTTTTTATTCCTTTATGTTCTTCTCATTACGAGCATACTTATGAACTTAATAGTGAAAAAATTGTCATCAAGTTTTCTCCAGCAACGCTTGGAGATTTAGCTGATTTTACTCGCTATTTTAAGTATAATCCACTCTATGAACTAAAGGAGATAATTGAAGAATTTCCTAAAGAAGATCGTAAGCAACTTTTAATTGATTGTTTAGAAACTTGTGCAACAAGACGAGCTATAGTTCAAATTAGGGTTCCTGGAGAGATTGAAAAAGGTAAAGATGGTCTTCCTGTTAAAGGAGCAATTGAATCTGAAGTTTATGTAGATCAAGAAATTGAATATTCTTTTGAATGCCCCGAAGTAGTAGCATTTACAGCAACTCATCAAGGAGAAATTATTCAGCTTTATCTTTCAGCAAAACATGAACATCCTGAGATTGAAATTAGGGATATTCGGAATCTTTCTACTGAAGAAAGAAAAGAGATCATGGTTAAACTTTATGAGCTGAATAATCTTACTACTATTTCAGAGAAAGACTCTAGTGAACTAAAAAAAAGAAAGCATGGAGAGAAATAGATTGGAGAGAGATATTTAATTATTTTGTAATTGAAGTTGGTATTGCTCCTTCAGAATTCAAAAAATTGACATTAACACAATTTCTTTGTTTATTTGGAGTAAACGAGCCTAAAGAACGTTTGTCCCTAAAACAAGCAATGGATAAAATTGCTAAAAAATTATGACTGTACTAGCTGAACTAGCAAGGTTGAGGATTACCTTTCAAACCAATTTTGCACGTACTCAGAGGGAGATGAACAAACTTCAAGACAGCTTAATTAGTGCTACGGGTAGAGCTAATCTTTTAAGTAAGTCTATGAACACTGGCTTTTCAAATTCGCTAGAGCCATTAAATCAGTTATCGACACAACTTTCAAAATGGATGAGCAAACAGGAAGCAGCTACTAAAAAAGCTTTGGCATTTAACTCGGCTCTTAGTAAAGTCGCGAAAGCGGCAGGAGCAATATATCTTGCAAGAGCTGCTATAAGGGCGATAGTAGGGCCTCTTGCAGAAGCTGCTAGATCAGCTGGAAAATTAGAAGATGGATTTTTATTCGTAGAAAGAATGCAAAGTAGTCTAAAAGGATCAGGTTTTAGAGACGCTACTTTAGAGATGGCTCAAAGTCTTAAAAGAATTGATATTACTCAACTTCAGAAAGTAGAGGAAATTAGTGCTAGATTAGGTTTACGAGGTTCTGATCAAATTCTCCAGTTCTCGAAGACTATTTCTCAGCTAGCTCTTGTCACTAAATCAAGTGCGTCGAATCTTGCTAACGATATTGGGAAGATGATTAACGTTTTTGGTTTTGAGGATGTAATTCAATCATCAAAAGATTTTGGGAATGCCCTATTGGCTTTGGAGAGTAATTTTGTTGTTATGGCTCCAGAGATTGCTAATATTAGTCAAAGATTAGCAGGGTTTGCAAAGAATGCTGGTTTTGCAGCAGTTGAAGTATTGGCATTAGCTACGTTTGGAAAAACCCTAGGTCAAAGAACTGAAGTTACTGCTTCAGCATTTACAAGAGCATTTCAAGGTATTTTTAGTAATCTTAATGACGTAGCAAAAGCTTTAGGCAAAACTCATAAGGAAGGACTCCTATTTGCTAGAGCATTTGATGAAAATCCATTTGAAGCTTTTATAATGTTTTTAAAGGAATTTAAGAGTTACGATTTTGGGCGGCAAGAAGCTGTTCTTAAAGCAATGGAAGCTACAGGATTTAGAGTTGGTCCAGTTATTAGAGTTATGGCAGATAATTGGCAAGTTGCTTTTGAAGCTATGGACGTAGCTAATAAAGCTATTGATGAGGGTACCGAACTACTCGATCAATATGGAGGTGTTGCTGGCGGAATTGTCGGAAAAATAGAGGATATGAAGGAGCAGTGGTCTCTATTTACAGCTGCTGTTGGTAAAAATGCTTTTATCATTAATGCCATTGAGGCAATTACAGGGGCTATTGAAGCATTACATAAAGCTCTTAAAGCCTATAGAGAATACAAAATGGGGGGATATCAGACCGATATAGGAAGAGGTGGAGTGGATACTGGAAAAATCAACTTTAAGAGTCAAGCAGACGTATTTGGCAGAGATGTTGCGTATACCGCCACATCAATGTTTGGTACATATGAAGGTCCACTACCAAGCAAACAATACAGTAGGAGTAGTGCACATCGTGGTTACAATGAAATGGCTCAAAAAGAGGTAGCAATTTGGGCGGATGAGGCGGTAAAAATTAAGGAAGCATCAGAAAAGTTTGAAGCTTTTGGTATATCTTTAAGGGAATTTAAGAGTTACGATATTGGGCGACAAGAAACTGTTCTTAAAGGAATGGAAGCTGAAGGCCTTAGAGTTGATTACGACAAGAATTGGCAACTTCCAGATGGAGATAAAAAGGAGATAAAGCAAAAGGAAAAAGATCGATTACAGGCTGAACATACATGGATAGGAGAGCTAAAGATAGAGGCACTAGCAGAGGCACGGAAAAACGCAGATGAGATTGCAAAAATTAAGGAAGCAGCAGCAAAGAAAGCTGAAAGAAAAGAAGCTTCTAGAAAAGAATCCAATAGAAGGTTTGAAATTAGTGAAGAATTTAGGGGTAAAAGAGAAGCACTTAATAAACAGTTTAGTGATTTTAAACGTAGCTCAGGTCGATTAGGTGGCTCTTTTTCAGGACAGGGTTTAACTGATGAACTACAAAAACGTAGCCAAGAAAATAAAATGGATAAACAGCTTGATAAACTAGAGAAAATTAGAGATATAGAAGAAAAAGCATTGAGAGTTGCAAAACAAATCAGAGATAATCCGAAAGCAGCTGTAGTAGGACCGTAAGAGTATGGGTATTGCAGGTAAAGAAATTGGTTATGGATTTTATGAACAAGATGGCTCATCAGTTGAGTCGCTTAGTCCAATGGAAGGGGAAGCTAGGGCTGAAAAAATTTATCGTGGACCGTATAAAAATCGTTGGATCTTTATAACTAATTTTATTCTCAATAATAAGATTATGCGGGATCAATATCCTACTTATCCTATTTATGCAGAATCAATCTCTATTACTGGAGAAAGACTTCCAACTAATGATGGTGTTAGAGGTTATATTGAGTATGCTGATGCTGTCATAGCTTGTAGTTTTAAGTCTTATCCAGCAACGTTTTTTGTAGGTGACGGAACAGAACAGGAGCCTGAAGATAATGAGACTGCAACACTGTTTGAAGAAGATGGGGACACAAAGACAGCATATAGGGAATTAGTTGATCCATTTTTTACTTGGCAAGGTGGATTTGGGGCAGATCCTGGTGGAAATGAGAAGAAATTAGTAGACCTTACTAAATCTGTATTTTGGGCTGACACGACTATAAATCATACATTAGCAATTCCTAAACAAAAAAATCCAAAGTGGCTAGAGATTATTAAGACTACTGGACAGTTAAATAATGAATGGGTCATTTTTCCTAATGGTATGGGTTTTGCACCAGGTCATGTACGATTTTCTGGAGCAAAATACAAACGAGTAATAGATACAAGTAATTTAGGTTTAAGAGCTCATAAATTAGTACCAGATCCATTTGCGGTGACATATTCATTTGAGTGTAGAACGAAACTTCGGTGGGACGAAACACTGGAATTAGATATAGTACGTGGTTTCTTAGGGGATTTTATGGAAGCCGGAGAGAAAATAATTATATCAACTAAATCGGTTGTTCCAAGTCCGTATGTTATGCTGGATTTTAAAGCTTTGTTTGCTGGTACAGAATACAATGGAATATTGAGAGTTAGGGATGAAAAACTTCTACGAGATGCCGGAAACTCTAGAAACAATATCCTATGGAGAACTAGTGAAGTTGGTTTCGGTGTCCCCGAAAAAGCGGCAGTAGGGCAACTGAGTTTTATAAAAAACTAGAAGTTGATATATTTTTTCAGGAAATAGCCATTTAATGGGTTTATCAGAACGGCCATTACAGAAATTAAGAGCTGGCAAATCTGTTGTTTCAGCTTCAGATGCTAATAGATGGAGTAGGGCAACTGAGTTTGTTGAAAAATTCGAGGTTGGTCCAGGGTTAAAACTAGTAGATGGAACTTTATCATTAACCAATCCTGGGGCAGTTATACTAGCTAGTTCCGCAGAAGATTTATATTCTAATCCAAATAGGTTATTTAAGTATCATCCATATGCATTGGATTTTAACAATCCAGTAGATGATGAGAGTTCTGGAGACCTAATAGCAGTTTACCCATTACTAGAAGTAAGTACTGTTAATGTTTATGCTAGAAATTTTATGTTTTTTTGTAGGGAATCACCAGCAGATGCTATTCTCCAGCAATTCAATTTTGGACTACATAGAGAATGGGTCATAGTACAAACATGGTGTCCTGGAGATAATGAAACTGTTTGTGAAGAACCATAATGGCGTATCCAGCCTGTTGCAAAAAAGGTTGTCACATCTATACTTCTGGTCCTCAAAAATCAATTGAGGATTGGAATGTAGTTTTAGGTAGCTGGGTTTTCTTAAACGAAGATAATTTTATTTCTGTTGATGAACCATTCGTTGATTTTTCATCATTTGGTCCGGGATGGTTTACCACTAATTTTGAAGATCCTCATAGCGGTATACCATCTGGCGGGAATGCTTTACTATCTTATCATCGATTAAAGAGTACTGGTTCTGGAATAATTTTTAATAAGTCTCTTTCCAGGAGTGTGTACTCTTCTCTTTCTTGTCGCATTGATCTTGGCGACATGCCTTCTAGTTCTGCATTTATGAAGGATAGTTCTGGTAACTTTATAAAAACTAGGTCAGGCAACTTTATCAAAACTGCTAAAAATGAAGCTGTAAATACTCTCAAAGTTTTCTTTAATGCAGTAGATATAGATAATGGCTATTTTCTTAAACTTGAGGTAATGAAGCCAACATTTGATGGAGTTTTACATTCCAGACCTCGATTGGTTGTTTCTTTATATGATGTTCAATCAGGAAATGAATCGCTTATAGAAAAATTACAGGTTCCATCTGATGATGGAAGAAAAATTCTTACTGAAATTAATCATTTTCTTCCTTTTGTACCTTCTGAGCCTATCGTAACAAGAACCGTTGAGTTTTTTAATACTCTATCTATTAATATTTGCACGTTTAAACCTGATTGGGTTAATGATTATGCTGAAAATGATCCAGATTTAATGATCTATGCTTCCATTAACTACGAAAGTACCCACGGTAGCTCACTTTCGTCCGCAGTCGCGGAAAAAAAATTAGAATTTCTTCATAAACGGAATTATAATGGAGGTACGAAATTTGGTTTTGAATCTATAATTCTTACTGGAGCAATTTCTATAGAGGATATAAATTATGTTCAACATAAAGAGCCTTCTGGGTCTTATCCAGATGAAGAATTCTGTAAAGAGTGTGTAAATTGTCTTGCTTGCACTAAGTGGTTTGATTTTCTAGATTCTAGTTGGGAAGATAGAATACATACAGGTGATTGTAGTTGGATTGATCATGAAGATTCCTCTAGTGTTGATGGAACTTCCTTAGTATTAACTACTGGAGATAAAGTTTATCTAGAAGGAGTTCCCTTCTGGAATTTTCCCACTATTAAATTTAGATTAATAGCTTTAACTGGGCTTTTGCGTGTTTATCGGAATCATGTAGTCTCTGTAGATAGTATCTGGCAACATCTTTCGCATGTAGGTGATGGAACATTTATTGAGTTAGATTTTGTTAATGGTAGAGTAAGAGCTGGTTTCACTATTCGGTCAGTTGATATATTTTTTGATGAGATGACTCCTGAGGAAATACACGTATATACTGGGGAATATAGTGTAATGAATCCAAATGATGGTAGATTTGTTTATCCTGCTGCTGACTATACTTTTGCTGCTAATGATATTGTAACCATCGAGTTCCATCGCATCCCCGCTTCTATCACTAACATCTATTGCCGAATAGAAAATTCTTCTGGAGATAAAGTTTTATATTCTGGTTACGTTCAAAATCTACCGCATTTCAGTGTACAAGGGGGGACTAAACAAATTTTGTTATCCATGGAAAGTGGTGGCGCCGTATTAGATAGATTTAGCATGGCACTGCCATCAACACCAATATATGATAATGAAAATGAAGATATTTCTTGTGAGAATGTAGACTGTATTTTAGGAATGGGTAATGATTTTGCATTAAGTGGAGATATTACTAGTGATAATGTTGAAATCTATAATACGCCTGAGGGCATATTCCATAAAGACCTAATAATTGAAATAAGTGAATCTACTAATTCTGTTTATTTAGATGATGTTAATGATTCGTCTATTTTTGGTGATTGGGATGGAGAGCCTTTTGATTTACAAGTTGTATTTACCTATTTTGGTGAACCAGAAAATACAAAATTAACTAGTAAGATAATTATATATGATAATGGAACAAATAGACTGTATATAACAAATTACTACAATGGGTATGAACCATCTGATAACAACAGAAGGATTTGTTTTAAATTAGAAGATGATGCTGGCAATGTTTATGGACAATATGATTCAATATACTTCCCTCATGAAGTTCCAAGCCCAACTCGACGGCATATTAGAAAAGCATTCCACGTGCGTTTAACCGTTTTTCCATCTGAAAATGCATTTACAGTTTCTGCGGGACTGATCCATACTCAGGAGGATTTAGAACTTGGCTCTACGCACCACGCGAACGAATTTTTTACATTCAACGTTAGTCGAAATAGTCTCACCCTTCCTATAAAGCTCCCTAAATTTATTCCTCCTTGGGAATTGAGTGGAAATTTTAAAGTTGGTTTAGAAGCTATCAATTTAAGCTCTGGTACAAAATTAGGATTATTTGGTGTCACAGTACGCCGCCATTACCCTGATTCTATTTCAATGACACCATTTTGTTCTGAAGGAAATCCTGAATTCCCTGATTGTACTTTAGATACAATAGCAGAAGCTGAATTAGTAATAACTGATATAGATAGTAATCCTGATGTTGAAGAGTTCCTCTTTTTAGATGGAACACATAGATTAGCGTATGAACTAAACAGTGGCTACAAAGTTAGTAACCTTACTTGGTGGGATAATTTTCATACTCTTATTGACCCATTTGATTTAGAAGTTGACGAATCAACTGGTTGGATAGTCTATTTTATTAGTGCAAAATTGGGAATTGAGCCATCATTTAAAATCTGGAAAACTAGAGGTATTCTTGGAGAGCCATACCCTACTGGTCGAGTATACGGACCGCGATATGGGCTTCATAGCGATCTCTTTGACTATATTTATCCAACTCCACCAATAGACTGTACTGCAATAAACAGATTATTTGAAACTGATCCTAGTATACCTCCAGGCGCGGGCCAACTAGTAGGTAATGCAGTTCAAAATGATTTTCGTAGAACGGCTCTGACCGACATCTTCGATGGTGAACGTATTGATACAGCTAGAGTTAAAGGACGAGAATTTGGCTAACTTGCATTATCCTCCAATAACAAATCAAATAAGAGATTATTCTAGGAGTTTAGTTAGACAAACTAGAAAAGGTGCTCGAAGGTCTACTTGGGAAGAAATAAAATATAGGGTATCAATTTGCGATACTTGTAGTAAATTAGATAAAAAGAGCGCTAGGTGTTATCAGTGTGGATGTCCTATATTGAAAAAAGTTGTAAACTGGGATGAGACTTGTCCCTTAGGAAAATGGAATCAAATAGGTATGGGTTTACTTGAAAATGGACTAGAAAATAGTCTTACTGGGTTAAATGCAATTTTATGTGATTCTACCTATACTGCAAAAGAATATGGAGAGTATGATGTAGTTATTTCTTCTAGTGATCCTAAAGCAGATATCTTTATCTTTTTTGATAAAAAAAGTATTGAAGAATGTTTATTTGATCTTGAAGATTTAGGTATGGTTTTTGCTCCAGTAGTTTTTAAAAAAGAAATTGGAGAGAGACCATTTACATTTTACTTTCAGCCAAACTTTGATTTTGATGCTAAGAGTTTTTTTATTCAGGATACAGTTTACTTTGGAAATTTAGAAAATAATATGGATTCCCATGGTAATGCAGGCGGTGCCCATAGTATCTTTCCAGCAATCAGTTTTTGTAAATATTTAGGCATACAATATTTAGATATCTGCATACAAGATTATGGTCCACAAGAAGATTGGGAAAAATTTGATCTTAGATTAAAAGATTTAATTCAATTAGATAAGCTAGAAATAAACGAATTAAATGCAAATTCTCCATTCTCTCACCTAGAGTTTAAAGCACCAAAATCTGCTACTAAAGTAAGCGATAATTTGGAAGTTATCATAAACAAGTGAGCATGGCTAGGCTCCTCTGTTGACATCTCAGCCTACTTAGCTGCCCACCCCAAATTATTGCCACGCCAGGGGTGGGCAGCGTGTAAGGCGATCTGAGGGCTCCTGCCGTCGATTTTGAGGGCATCAGGCCAGAACATCTGGTATGGATTTTGTTAAACAAGGACGTTATGATAAAAGCCCTTTGTGCAATGCAATTAGTATCCTAGATTCCTTATCATTTTCTGGTTCTGTTAGTAAATACTCCATATAGAACGCAAAGATAAATGCATTTCTATTGCTGGGATTAATCAAACGGATTATCAATGTTCCAGCGTTTGTATAGCATTTGAATCCTTTTGTGGAATTTTCCTCCATTCCTAAACCTTCCTGAGCAAATGAAACAATAATCTCTACACATTTGTGCATATCTTTTAGATCGCTGTATAGAATTTTCCATTCAATTATTCTAGGTTTCATGATTACCTATACCAAAGCCCATAGTTTCTTTACTTCATTATTTAAGTAGTAATGAGTAACGCTTGACGATCCATTTGTCTGAAATTTATCCTGCTCTACTAATCCAACTAACTGTAAATCTTCTAAAATTCCATAGATTTGTTCTCTTGCAAGTTGGATATCCCCATTAATTTGAACTACTGAGCTCGCCCCATTAGTATGTAGCCGTTTTAATATTCTAAATCCATACCCATCTACTGTATTGTAAGCTATTTTTTTTAATAGCTTGTAAATTGATTCATCTACTCTAAGTTTATCTTCCATAATTGTAAGGCTTATTGCCAATTTATGAAGTTGAACAGAAAGTCTATTTGCACTTTCTTTTCTAGGAGCATACGCTACCCTATTTGTTCTAGAAAATTCTTCTCTAGGAACTGAAGTTCTAATCCAAGCAGTTAAACGACATAGGGCATTCAATTTAGTAATATACTCACTTTCAGAGTAAATCTGCTTAATTCTATTCTTAGAGAAATCCCATTCCTGGAGTAAAAAATGGTTTACAAATGCACTTAATTCTTCCGTATCCTCTAAACCGAATAAAGCTGTATTGACTGCTTTAAGTTGTTGGGCTTCTTGATCAATATTTAGTGAATGGATATCAAATTTTAGAAATCTTTCTCCAAGACTAGTTTGTGAAAATCGCTGAATTTCATCTGTTACTCCAGCCAATGCTGGAAAATGGAGATCATGGTAATGACGTTCTTGCTGATTACCGAATACCCTATCTACTTCGCCATCAAATGCTCCTCTTAGGATACTAAATATTTCATCCCTATCAGTTTTATGCTTAGCTAAAACTTCCGTATAATCTTTTAAAATTAAGGTTTTATCCCGTAATTTTGGAAGCAAACTAGGGTCTTTGCCATTCTCAGTTTTCCATCCAGAAATGAGATTTTGCTTAGATAAACTTGATTGAAAAACACAGGTACTACAGTTTTTAAATGACGATAATATAGCTGTTTTACCGAAACCAGGTGGGCCTACTAAGAATACCCAAACTGGATCTTTATCTCGCATTCCAATAGATAGAATTGTAGCTAAACAGAGTCTTATTGCATTTACATAATTGTCATTTAGCTCTAAATTTAGTCTATATTTTCCTATCAGTTCGTCAATACCTACTGGTCTATCTATAAACCATTCTTTTTCCATAGATGGAGAATCTTGGTTACTAGATTCTTCATTGCCTTCATTGCCTACATTAACTAGCATAGCCCTTAAACTATTAAAACACTCTGTATACTTTCCTTCTTTTACTGCTGTACTGGAAATATAATCATTTATATCATAACCTGTTGGCATAATAGCAGGCCAATGAACATACTTTAGTTCCTTAACCATTGGTGGTGGCATTATACTAAATACTTTGTTTCTTCCAGAAACAGCTGCACTATCTGAATCATATAATAGAGCTACATTTTGTTCTAGAAAGTATGGTGCCCATTCCATCTTGAAGTTATTTACTCCTGGAAGGGATAAAGCTATTTCATTTGCTCCATTTTGTTTTATTAGATAGTTCATTCCAATAGCATCCATAATGCCTTCACATATATAAATTCTATCGAATTTGGTATGATCTTTTGCTATATTTTCTATTCCGTATAATCCAGAAATGGCCCCTGTTACCGACTGTTCTTTTTTTCCAAGGGTATACCATCTAAAATCTGTTATTCTTCCAGAAGGGGTTTTTACTGGAAAATAATAGCTTCCTCTTCTATAGCCTATTTCTACATTTAAAAAAGCCTCTAAAGGGAGTCTACGAAATTTTGCTAAAGCATGAAGATTGTCATCAGATATTAATTCTTTTAAACCAGACCAAATAAAATCCATAAAATCACTAGTATTGCCATTAACTCCACATCGATGGCACTTAAAAACGTTTTTCTTTTTGCTAACATATAAGTGGGCTTCTTTATCGCATTTAAAACAAGTCCCGACAGATTCTTCTTTTTTCTCAATTTCTGAAAATTCGACACCAAAAAACTCCATCATATCTCGCAAACACTCTTTTTTCCTTGCCATGGTCGATCTAGTCCTTTACATGGTTTACTCGTATATTCTTTCCATTAATCCTGTAATATCTGCACAAGTAAACTCGATCATTCGTGTTTTATTGCCTCTAATGGGTAATTCACCTGTATACGTTAAGTAGCTCTTTTTAGTGTATAGTGTATTTGTATGAGGAAACTTGAATTTAACCCCGTATTCTAGTAAAAGAAAGGCAATTAAATTTTCTTCTATGACATTAGGTCTAGGCTTAATTAAATCAGCTACATTTACATACTCATATGGATAAATTACTTTCTCCATTGATGATATAATGGTTTCAATAGGATTTTCTGATGTATCTTTTGCTTTACTATATGAATGGTAACCAGTCTTTTTATAAACTACCGTAATTTTTCGGAATGTAAAGTGCTTATTTAGCTCTAAGAGCATAAAAGGCAGAGGTTTCATTTTTGAGTCCATAATTGCTCATAAAATTATTTTTTCTTTTTCAGCCCAATTATTAACTATTAAATCACAATTTACTGGAATAGGAATACAGAAAATTTTGCATGGTAGTTCCATTAATTTTTTTAGTATTTTTACTATTTCAAGATCATAGATGTCTTTTTTAATTTCAAAGATCAATTCATCGTGAATAGATAGTAAAATTCTTATATCATTCCAGCAAGAATTTTTCATGATCCAATCATAGCAATTTATGAGTCCTTGTTTCATCATATCCCCTGCACATGGTTGAATATCATAACTAATTGCTGTTGTATACGGCTTTTTAGGATCAGTAAATAAACGTCTTTTTGATTTGGTAGTTACAAAGCCAGTCTTTTTTGCCTGTTTAGTTTGAAGATTCATATACTCTTTAGCTAATGGATATGCATTTTTGAATCCAATGATACATTTGCTAGCTTGTTCTTCTGGTATTCGATATTGTTTCCATAGAGCACTTGCTCCTCCACCATTAATAATTGTAAAATTAGTATTTTTACCATAACTTCTAGCTTTTTCCCATCCTTCTTCCATCGCCATTTCCATTAAGAAGGGGATCCGATTAGTTGTTTCACTGTGAATATCTTTTCCAGCTCGAAATGCGTTTAATAAATGGGGCTCTTGACTGGAATCAGCAAAAATACGTAATTCAATCTGTTCATAATCTGCTGCTACCCAAACATACCCTTCTCTAGGTCCAAATAAATCTCTCATTAAAGTAAATTCTGATCCTTGATTTTGTTTTTTAGTTGTCTTCATTAAGTTTGGATCTGATTGGGAGAACCTCCAAGTAACTGCATGGCATTGATTTGTTCGTGGGCTGATTACTCCAGCATATTCAAATTCACAGTAATTTAGCAGTTCTGTTACTGATCTAGCTAACTTATCTCTATAGACTAAGGTTCTACAAATGGGAGATTTATCTTGGAAATCAGCTAGAACTTTAGCTCCAGCTTTAAGTTGTCCATTTGGAAATCTATCAGATGCAGCAGTTCTTTCAGTTAATGGTATTCCTAACATTAAGAGCAATGTAGATACTTGCTGCTGAGAATTAAAATTTATATCCCCATAAGTTTTTTGGAGTTTAAAATTTATCTTCGATAATTGAAGTTTTAAGTCTAGGAATTTCTCTTCTGCTTTTTTTCTATCGAAGCGTATTCCTGTTCGCTCCATTAGAGATAAAATAGGTAAAAGAGCCATTTCCATATCGTATGTATGGCGAACCCCTAATGTATCCATTTTCTTTTTGTAATGCATAGCTAATTTGTATGTTCGCTCGACATCCCTTAAACAATAAATTTCACATAAGTTATTTTCTGGATCATGGTATTTTGGTAACCAATAAAGTTCATGATAGTCACTATCTATATCGTAAATTTTTCTTGTTTTTAGAACTGCCTCTTTTAAATCTTTTTCGTCATCATCAGGGATTTCAAGGTATTTTTTAGCCAGTGGTTTAAGTTGAAAGTTAGCCTCTCTATTATCACATATCCTTGCCATAAACATTGTATCATGAATTTGGCCTTTAGGATAAATACCAACACTAGCAAGCATATGAAGATCAAATTTTGCATTATGAAAGTAAATAACTTTATCTTCATTTTCTAGAAACGTTTTTAAATTATCAAAATTTCCAGTAATTTTATGAGTTTCAAAATCTACTGGGCAATCGTGGTAAGACTTCCAATTTTCAGCGAATATACCTATGCCAAATGGCTGGTGTCCTTTTGTCCAATGTAGCCCAGTAGTTTCTGTATCTACGGCAATTTCCATAATATCTCTTAAAAAAATCTAATAGGGGACTAGATAGTTTACTTTAACTACTAGCCCCTATTAGTTTGGGACAACTTTAATTTCCTAACGTGGCTACTCCTCAAGCCCTGCTAATTTAACATTTTCGCTCTTGCAAGGGTATAATGAGTCCCCTACACGAATTTTATAGACTATACCACCAGGGGTATTATGTTCAGAATGAATAGTTCCGGTAATTATTTGAGAACCCTCGGCGCTTTCAAATACACCTTCAACGTGACTCCCTTTTTTCAGATTGGGTAGACTCGAAACTTTATCTACAGTTTCCAATGGCAAGGCCATAATACTCTCCTCTACTGTACTATCAGTTTGTGGAGTTGGTCCACCAGTTTGTGGAGTTGGGCCGGATTGGGCAGTAGGTGAACTTATTGGAGTTGCTGGTAGTGTTGGTAATTCCTGTAGCTGGGTAAGATCATGAATTGCTAATTGATTTCCAGATTGATCCTTTACTAAAATAGTTCCAGAATCTTTTGCGTACATATCTACAATTACTGGGCTACCATTAAAAAGGAATTTATCTCCCTTCTTAATATCTGGAACAGAAGGAGGAATAGGTTGTCCATTAGGTGACACTTCCTTTTTTGGTAATGGACCAGGAGTTTTAGTATACGTATTAACAATAATAGAATCAATTTTACGATTAACAATTGGTGAACCATCTTGTTTTACTAAGGGTTCATTGTTTTTTATAGCTGGTTGAATCACAACTTTTGCTTGACTACCTAAACAAGCTTCCATACAATCTTCTTCATTTCCCGGAAAAAGTTCTTTAGGAATTTTAAATTGACTAGTTTTAATCCGTAAACCAAAGTAATTGTTTGATCTAAAAGTACTCGATCTTTCTTTATATTCTAATGCATCGGTCATATAAATATTGCAACCGTTATAAGAACTTCCTTCTTCAGCTACTTTCCAAACCATAACTGATTGCTTAGTGCAATCACTATTTTCATTATTTGGTGGACCAATAGACCATTTAATCAATTCACAAACATAAATACCATATGGGACCTCTTCAAAACTTAGATCAACGCCCAAAAATGCTTCTTTGTTAATGGTGGCGTTCAAATTTAAACTCATATTACTTCTCCCTTTAGTTGGTTGTTAAAAGCCATTTTAAACATTGTCCAGCCATGGTTTCCATCGTTTCCGATGGAGAAACGTTTTAGTTTTTTCCCTTCATATAAGAAATTCTTGTCGTACCCGTTTCCAGCTGCTAGTCCTCTACTCCCTTCTATGGTTAACCGTCTATCGCCAGAATTGCCAATGTCCATATACATTCGCATTAAAAACTGTCCTCTTAGAATCGTTTTGTACTGTGGTGATGCTGTTATGTTTCTTCTAGTAATTTCAGTTGATATATCGTCAATTGATTCTAATTCCTCATTAAAAGTAAAGACTAGGCCACAGGGTAAACTTTTTAGTAAACCCATTATTTGAGTCATTTTATTCCGAACAGTATACCAAACTATCCTTGAAGGCAGTTCATGCTCTTTAATTTTGAATCTATTGACAGCGTAATGCCTTACACAATGCTCATAAAGTCTATCTGCATCATCTATAATTAAAGTATCGCAACAATCTGGAGTAGATTGAACTTGATTTAAAATTTCTATAAAGTTCTCTAAACCTTTTGGATTTTCCATATCTTCTTCACCACCAATGTATACTCTTTTAGAATCAATATGATCTATGTTGCCCATACGGCAAGCTATAATCAAATGATTTGGTATACTGGAACAAAATTTAGATTTTCCAACTTTATCTTGTCCATAAAGAAGTATGCTAAATCTATTGTCATCAATATGGGCCTCAGATATCGAAGTCGGTAACCAAGTTTTTGTCATTGTTGGCATCCTTGTATTGTGTGAATGCAGTGGTTCGTTTATATAAATTATCTTCTCTTCCTTCAGTAATAAAATAAAACATCTCGCAACGACTATTATAAGACGTCCTTAATGACTGTTCGTTATATGGGTATGGTTTACATCCCCCATCCCACCAGTATTTAATCTCGTCTATAATGCCTAGCCATTGCTCATTATACCATTTTGTTAGTTCACTAGCTGTTAGTTTTATTTCTATTTTTCCTAGGTATTTTGACGGACTTTGATCGAAGTCAGCACAAGCTTTGCTCAAGAAATCCTCAAATGAAACGTTATCTTTTTTTCGATCTAGAGTATGTTTAGGCGTTCTAATAAACTCAAATTCCATTTTATGGGGCATTTCCTGGAATTCATTAAAAACTAAGAGGTAGTATAAGTAAGTTTGAGTATCTAATTTATATGTCTCGTAAAATTCAGCTTCTCGTATTACTCTAGCTGTTGTTTTATAGTCTTTTAAACAAAGTAAACCGTTCATATCCCGGTAAACTCTATCGACTATTCCTCTAGCAAAGGTATCTTGGCATGGCATACGGTACTCTTTTTCAACAGCAAGAGTTTTCGTTAGTTTAACGTCCATAATGCTCCATTTAACGTATACTGGAAGAATATGGGCAGCTAAAGCTACAAGAAAAGTATTTTCTTCTTTAATTATTTCTGGTAATTGCGGAAGAAACCATCTGTATTTATTAGCAAATGTTGTTGCCATACTAAATGCAGTTTCTTCACTATCGATATTGAAACCTAGATACTGCTGTTCTAGCAGGTAATGAACTAGCTTTCCATAGCGGAACCAAATTTTGTCATATTTATTGGTCCAGCCGTCTACATACTCAAGTTTAGTTTGGAGTTTACATTCTCTAAATTTTTTAGAGAATGATTGAGATACTCCATCGCGATAGTAGTTCCAAACAGAGTGTTGGTTTTCTACTTTTTTATTAAGAGGTAGAGTCTCTATTTTGTAGAAGTCTTGTGGCATGGTGATCTCTCTTATATATGATGATACCTTACATTTCCAGCATATTTTTTAGCAAAAGCTAATCTAGTTCCATTTCCTTCACAATCTAGTAGTCTAACCATAGAACAGTCTTGACATTCAAATACAGTTAAGAATCCTTCTTCTATACTTGCTAAATCTCCTGCATATGGTCCTGTATAACTCATGCCTAGTTTTCCATCGTCCCAAAGATAGATGTAAATGAAACCATCCCAGATATCTTCCTTACCAATTTGTAGTTCTTTCATATTCCTCATTTGAATTTTCCTTTTAGATACAGACCCATTCCAACTGCATCGGCAATATGATCTTCAAATTCAGCACCAATGATTTTCTTTATCCTAATATTTACTTTATGTTTGTCTAATTGACCTTTCCAATGACCTATAATGATTGGTTTTGTAGTATACCCGCGCAATTCTGCATTAGCTTTAATCCCTCCATATACCATTAGTAACTTACCTAACGCATTAGATTTAGCAGCTATCTCTCCTTTTACAGAGTTCATATACTGTGGTAATTCGATAAATAGTTTTCTACAACCTCTTTCATACATATCAACTAAATATGCATCAGTGGTTGATAAAATCATTCTTTGTTTTATTTCCCAATCATTTATTGGGCATTTAATTACTTTAGTATCCATAGGAAATGGATGTTCTGGAAAAAATAAAGCTAAACCAGTCCCCCCACTACCAGGATCACAGGTAATGAAAGCATTTTCTGGAATAGGGGGAAGGTTTATTCTAGTCATCTTATGGTTCTAGCCTTTGTTGCCAATTATCGTCAATTAATGCTTGTAGTGCATGTACTTCAGTTGGAAAATACTGAGATTCTCGTGTACCTGGTTCTTCCAGTCCTGGAGAACTACTTTTATTGCTGTGAGTAAATAGAGTGCCTATGTAGTACCCAGCAGAGGAACGCATTACTTTCAAATCTGAGTATTCGCCAATACTTTTAGCTCTTGGCTGTTGTTCAGCTAAGAATCCTTTCATACTCCGTGCCTTTCTTTCATATCTTCATGAATTTTCATTAAAAACGTCTGTTGATCTTCTATTTTACCTTTTAAAGCCGCAAGAATAGATGGGCAGATAGTATTCTCAGCTACTAGATCAATATAAAGTAGTGGTACTTCTTTTTCAGGATGAATTAACCTATCTTCTGACTGTTGTCGCCATTTAGAACCAGGTTCATTACTGAAGTAGATAGATTGATCAGCTCCTGCAAAGTCTAGTCCATGACAAGCAGATTTTATCTGGCATAAAAGGTACTGTTTTCTTACTTTACCATTTAATGGCTTAGAACGGTTTCTCCATGCAAATTGTTCTTCCAGGTCTAAACGCTGATCAGTTTTGGTATCTCCAGACCATATTGCCCATGAATCTACTGGTAATACCTTAGTAACTTGCTTTATTTCCTCTTTAAAGCGAAACCAGATTAATACTCGTTCACCTCGAAGATCATTCTTTAGGATTTGCTTTAGTTCATTGAGTTTATGGGGACTAGTAATCCCTTTTTTGACCATTTTATGGTGGTAACCTCCAGATAGTTGATGTAGATGGGTATATGCTGCAATAGCACATAAAACACTTAGTTCACCATTTTCAGTTATCCAATCTCTTTCAAAACTATCGTAAACTTCACGGTATTCTGAAGATAGTTCAGTTTCTCGTTCTTCAAATACCTTAGTTGAACCAATTCCTACTTGATCCCTTTGAAGAACAAAACAATATTCAGCCAATGTAGCTGATAAAAACTGGGATACATGCGGGGATACTGTAAATTTATTTGGCCCAATCATTGTGAAGTATTTAGATTTGAATGTTTGGTAATTATCTGTTCCAGCAAAACTACCGAATAGAAATTTGAGTTGCTGGAAATAGTTTAATAAATTTTCTGGTGCTGGTGTACCTGTTAAACAAACTTTATTTTTTACTTTTCTCCATCGATCCCGATAAATTTTAACTTCTTTGTCATCTCTATCGGGTTGTTCAATTATTTTTTTGAAGTAACCTCCAGCTAATTCCCTACTAATTTTGGTTGTTGGGTCTTTTATCTTTTCGGATTCATCTAAAATCAGTGCATCCCAGTCAGCTAATTCAGCTAAGTTTTCTTTTATAAGTGTTTCATAATTGGTGACAAACCACCCCGGCATGAACTTAAGAGACCTTTTAACTGCTGTGTGTTTAAGACTTACGGTAGTTAGTCGAAGTACAGCCTGTTTTTCCAGCTTAAGCTCTCTCATCCAGGTGTTAATAACTGATTTAGGGCAAACTATTAGTACCTTTTCCCAATTTTTTTCTTTACCGATTTTAATTGTCGTAAGAGTTTTGCCAAGTCTCATTTGCCAGAATAGTGCAAAAGAATCTTTTCCTTTAGCAAATTCAATTCCTTTTGTCTGATACCTATAAGGTATTCTGGTGCCGTCAGGGTAAATCCCTCCACTATCTATAGTCGAATCGTAGAGGCTGTCAATACGCCCTTTTGTTTCGACTTTTTGACCAGCTAACGAACAACCATTGATATGACCTATAACTGGGTAGCGCTCTCCGTTTATGGTATTAACAGAAGCAGAGCATTCAGGACAGTTTACTTTCTTGTAAAACTTTATCATAAAATATCCAATCTGCCTAGAGACTAAAAAAGCCAAGCCAGTCATATAGTACTCATGCCACTGCATACTACAGACTGACTTGACTGTACGGGATAGATCGAATTTGTTGTGGCATGAATCTATAAAAAGTTTTTCTCAAGTCTCAGGGATATTATATACCTGAAATCGAAAAAGTCAAGAGATAAAATCGAAAGATTTTTGACGGATTGTATTTCGCTTTCTTTTTCATACTTTTAAAAACTGCTTTTTTCGTGGCATGAATTACTTAGCTCCTTTTTCAATGCATTTAAACGTCCCGTAGTAATCGATTATTTTTACTAGCCAATAGTCATCAGTTCCTGAAATTAAATCGAGTAAATCTAGAACATCTATAGTCTGTTGGACTTTTATTTCCTTGACTTTCCCAAAACCGTTGTCTATTGGACCATAAACATGAAGTTTATATGGTTTGTAGGTTTCATGGAAATAATCTTTTACGGTCCCCTGTAGACGAAACTCCCTAGTAGGTTCATTTGGATGTATATCTAGCATTGCGAATCCTTTCAAATTATTAGTGGCATGACTCTTCATAATAGAATATTCCCTGGTGTGGTGAATAAACTGTTCGGCATTGTACCGCACGAAGCTACACGAATGGTTTAACCAAATGGAGCGTTAGAATTTAGGTCAGCATTAGTATATGTACCTTTTTCGATTATAGTTTTTTCAACCCCTAGTAGAATGGGTTTCATTGATGGTTTACTACAATCTTGAAGATCCTGCAATTCATCTAATTTACTAATAAGTTCATCGTAGTTAGTAGTCGAGAATGTCTTCTTTCTTTGAAATATAATCCTACCCGGAAAGGAAAAATCCCCAAAAACCATGTTCATTACTGAAGTGGGTTCTTGCCAGGTTATCCTCCACACAGGTTCAGTTCTTATAGACAGTAATTTCTTTCCTAGTGCATATTCGGGAAAGTTACCTGGGGGACAAAAATGTGACATGCTTACTTTTGACTCTTTTTCTTTCAACATAATCTTAGTGCTCCCGTACTAATAAGGAAAAGTACATTCTGGTTTGCCAAACCGATTTTTTAGGCCATCTACAACTAGTTGCTTGCTCCTACTGCATATTTGAGAAGTATTGCCTATTTGACTCTGCATGATTTTGACTGGTCTTGGTTGAACAGAACGAAGTTCTAATTCATTTACTCTATCCCAACTAACAAACAAACCTTGAATAAGGTAGCCCATTAATTTATCAACTACTTCTTTTGGTTCTAGTTGTTCCCGTAGTTCTGGAGTAATATGATAAACTAGTTTCCAGGTCATTGCCAATATTTGAAATTCATTTTCCCACCAATCTGGATCTACTTCATCATGAATTTTTTGTAAAGCACGACAAAGTTTTCCATTATGGTGCAATACACTTTCCATAATGAAAAACATATCTGGATGATCGACGGTCTTTCCCTCCATTAATCCAACTGCTAAATCACCTAATAAAAACCCTACTGGTCCTCTACCGTCTTTTACTTTTTTATATGCCCCAGTAATGTGGCCTTCATGGAGGAAAACAGCTTTTATTTTTTGTTGTCTTAGATGATTAATGCATTTATCAAAAGTTTCTTGGTTATTACAGACTTTAGCAACTGGTTTTATATCTTGTGGCATGAATAAATCCTTTTACTACTGAAGAATAAAAGCTATCCTGGAAGATAAATATGAAAACGTCATTAACTATCTACCTAACCAGGATAGCTCCAAGGAAAAGACCAACTAGAAGACCATACTAAACCCTGGTTCTAATTTGCCATTATGGTGCAATACTTCGTAAAGCACGACAAAGTTTTCCAGAAAGAAATACGGGGATATTTCTTAGGGGTTTTCTGTATGGTCTCCCGGTCGACCTTTTCTTAGGCTTTTACTGGGCAATGAATTTCGGCAAGTTCATTACAGAAAATTTCGTTCTGCTCAGCGTTTTCTACTCCATCTTTGATCTTTGAAAGATCAATCGTTCGGTAATGTTCGCATTTCCCTCCGTCGGCCGTATAAAAAGCTTCAATCTGGTCTTTTGGTAAATTAAGTGTATGCATTCGGACCAAAAACTGCAACATCATCAATTCTATTCTCTTCTTGCGTCCACCCGATTTAGTGGAAGCTACTCCTGCACTAATCCTTAGTGTTTCGCTAAAGAACGCACAAGCTTGATCTGCATTTCTTGCAGCAACAAAAGTAACCGTATTTTTGTCAATGTAAATATCTTCATTTGGCAAAACATTTTTGTTCGCGTCTATTGGTGGTAAAATTTCAATCTTATAAGTTCGATATTGTTCGGCAATTTTACCATCGCTATTGCAGGGAGAATTCTCGTCACAATCTTTTTCTGTTGGAAAGAAACTCTTATAGTTTACTGTTGGTGCGGCTCCCCTTCCCCGTTTAACAATTTTGGTCACTGTTTCCACAGATTCAATCTCGCCATTATCACTCACTGTTTCTAAAGTTTCTACTTGTCCCGTTGTTAGCGTTTCTGGTCGATCTTGTGCAGTCGGCATGTTTAGTATTCCTCGTAGTAAAATTGATTGGCCTGTTAAGTTTTATAATAAAGATCGGCTGGCCAGGTCTCCTTTCTTTATACTTGTATTATTGCACGAAATCTCGAATAGGCAAGTCCTTTCCCAAAAAAAGAAAAAAATTCTTCGGCTGTAGATAAATCGAACGACAGCAAATTTGTCTGGTGCACTTGCTCCGATTCAGGGGGAGCGGAGAGGCCAACAAGAGTGACCTCAGGTCAGTCCCTGAGGGCACTCTTGGTAGTCTGGCGATTATTATTCCTGTTAGGCCCACGCAAGGGCTAGCTAGCCCTTGCGTGGGGCTTGTCTGGTGCCATTTTGCCGTGGAAGGGGGAGCTAGATTAGCTCGGCCAGGCTTAGCTCTTCAGAAATTGTATCTAGCTTACAGAGCTGGTAGTGCATCTCAGCTCTGACGGCCTTTATAAATTCATTAGTAGGTGACCAATCCATTTTATAGCTGAGTATGATTCCGTACATCTCTTCGCCAGATCCGGAAACAGCGTATTCAACAAAAAACTCTACTTCACCTAAATGATAGTCGATAAATGGGCAAACTAGCCTAAGATAACGATTTAATGCTTTACAAACACTATAAGCACAATATCTGCAATCACATTTTCTAAATAGACGTTTTGTTTTCTTTTGTCGTGGCATGGTTTTAGGTCCTTAAGGTTGCTGAATGCTGGAAAAAAACTCCTAGGCAATTAAAAATACCTTTTGGTTTAGTCTGTCTCTATTTTGAGCAAAAAGATGACAACTGGAGGCTCCTCTTCTAGGTCTCTAGGATTCGGGCTGGAACCTTCCCAGGTAGTATTGCGTTTATAGGCATCTTTTCCTTCTGTTGATAGAGCATTTTGGTATGCTTCTTTGATATCGCTAGATGTTATGTCATCGAAAGCTGGTTTTAGGTCAAAATCAGTTCCCATATCAAATAATTCGGCTAGAATTTGGGATTCTAAATCCCTTAGGGTGGTTTCGTTATCATTTGATGCAAACACACAGCCACAATTATCTTTCCAACGATCACTATCCCCACCCCAATAATCTACCATTCCAGTATACATGAAGTCTATGGTTAACTTACTCACGCTGTCAATTCCAATTTTCGTCATGGTTATTTCCTAAGTGTAATATGTTCCACAAATTACTGCTTCATCATATCTATCGTGGGAAGCTGGTAGATACTTGATAACTATTCCTGAGAAAAAACTGTCTGATAAATAACCATCCCAGTCTATCGCCCAATTTGGTCGTGGTGATATCCACGGTCCAATACCCCAGCTTGTAAACTCATGTAATGGATATATCCAACTTTTAAAACGCACGTAATTTTCCGTTTTGTCGCAGAGTTCCTCCTTTCTTTTTTCAGTCAAATCTTCTTCGGATCGAATTAAATCTAGTTCGATTAACTCAGGAATCGTTAAATCCCAAACATACAAAATATCGCGTGGTACGTGATTGGTTTTAATCGTTACTTCAACAGCATATTTGGATGGGCTATTAGTCATTTGTTCTTTGCTTTCTTGTGTTGAAATCTATAAATACGGGAATATTTCTTAGGGGTCCACTTTTCAAAACATTCTTTACAAGTGGGATCGTGTAAGGCCTCTTCTAGATTACGTAGTACACTTTCATGAGGCATTAAATAGGGTTTTTCACAAGTTGGACATAAAATAACATCCATATCGCTATTGTCAATTGCTTCCTGGAGAATACGCCCTTCCTGAAATATAAGGTCTAATAATGGTTGGCCTCCCGCGGAGAAACATACTGGTGCTTTAGTTTTTTGTAAATGAGGGGTTTCTATAATCTGCATGTAATTCTGGTTTCCTTTCGCTGGAGATAGAGTAACTGATTGCAGACCATGCTACTGGTCTGCTGTCGGACACTCTTTTTCTTTCATTTATCGTGGCGACGACGATTTGCAGGCAAGGTCAATACATTCTTTTCCAGCTCCTTCCACAGCGGTGGAAATTGAACACTTCTAGCAGTAGTTCTTTATCTTTTCCTGTTATAACACGGCACGCACTATCAAACCAATCCGAAAACCAATATTCAACCCGAGTTATCCGGTCTTTTTCTGGATCCTCTGAATTGTAATAAAATCGGTACTCTGATGCGGGGCCACCCCAACTAATCTGGTAGCGCCAGTAATTGTCGGAATCTACATAATCGAACGATAGGTGGTACGCTAAAAAACTGCCTAGATCGTCTACGTATTCTTCGCCTTTCTGGAATGCTTCCCATAATAGACGGAGATCATCGAGTGAAGATACTAATTCGTCGTCTATTCTTTCTTGACAAGTGGGTTGCGTTTTGGCCATATGGTTCCTTTTCAAAAAGATGGTAGTGGAAAATAAAATCGATAATAAACGGTCTATTGCTGGAAGAAAAACGTGGCATGATGTAGCAATAGACCGTTCGATATAAATTCTATCTTTCTTTCTGGAATATCTACCCTAGTTTCTTCCCACGATCTATTTCTCTTTGTTCCTTTCTATAGTTTTCATATTTGAGAAGTAGTTTTTCATGGTCTTTTCGTTCCTTTCTCTCACAAGCTAAAATCCACGAAACGCACTGCCAAACAATATTATCTGGTTCTGTATTCCAATCTTTATGGTCTACGCCGCATTCGGACTGTTTGATGTTCTCGAAAAAATCCAGATATGGATTCTTATCAAAGAAGTAGGTCAGTTGGCCTCTAATCATTAGCATATCCGCATTCGGGTTTAATCTTTGCAATTCTGGACCATAAACTTTGGCTTCGGCATCCCAACTACCCTGGTTATAAAAGCCTGCAAAAAAGTCGTCCTTGTGCCCTATTAAATCTACTGGTACGGTAATTTCGATCTTGAAAATATCCTTATGGAACACATTATAGCCAAAAACTTCGATTTCTGTTTCCATGGTAATTGTTTTCCTATATTCGTGGCGTAGTAGGATTAGGATTTACGGTCCTTTCTCTCAAAAGCTAAAATCCACGAAACGTATTGCCAAACAATATCATCTGGTGCTGTGTTCCAATTTTTATCCAGACCTAGTTCAGCTAGTTCTACTCGAATCTTTATCATATCCGCATCCGGGTTTAATCTTTGCAATTCTGGACCGTAAAATTCTGCATCATCATCCCAACTACCCTGGTGGCCCATTAAATCTGCTGGTACGGTAATTTCGATACTGAAAAAGCTACCGCCAAAATATTCGATTTCTGTTGTCATGGTTTCTCCCTATCCTTGTTTACGTTGACGCCACCAAAAAGATGCTTGCCCAGCTTTTTTCGCTTTCTCGTATCGCTTGGCAAGCGTGGTTTCCCTAAAGAGAATACAAGCTTGGACAGATTTTTTTATGGCCTGAAATGGCTCGATATCTATGATATTTTTTCGTTGATTGTATGCTTGTAAAGCATGGAGTTGGTCTAGGGTTTTCTGGAGTTGTTTTTTTCCAGTAACGTAAACCTTCTCGTTTTTACAGTCGGAAAACAGTCTGTTGATATCTTTACAGAGGTTTTCTAAGGTTATAGCCTGCGTTTTTACCAATTCTAGGTGTTCTGGAGGATAATTGATTCGTTTACGATGGAATTCCTGCATTTGGTACTTGTCCATTTGTGTTTCCTAGCTAGAAATTGGACTTGGTTTGGTGTCTATGTGAAATTATAGCCAAGTCCATTGGAAATACAAGGTAAAATTGCTTAGATTCCCTATAAAATAAGGATGAAAGCCCAGTCGAAGTGTTGGGATAGGTCAAAGCGTATGCTATTAAAAATTGAAGTGATTTTTTAGAGTAAAGAAAGAAACTCATAAAGAATCACCACACTTTGACCACCCACGACACTTGGCTGGCACCAAATGACCAGTTTTATATGGTTGAATCATTGGTTTCATTGATGGTTTCCAGGGTTTCGTAGAAACTATTTAGATCGATTTCATAATCTTCAGTAATCTGGTCTTTTGTCATGGTATTTTCCTTTTCCAGTGGTGCCGATAAAGTCTACGAAAAAGGCCAGTCTAAGTACTGGCCTTTTTGGGAGTCTTTATATTATGGTTTATTTGTGTGGTTTTATGCTGTCTGGTGCCCTTTTCCGGTTAAATAGGGTTGTCTGGTGCCCTTTTCCGGTTAAATAAAAAAATAGGTTTCTGGTGCCTTGTGTGGTTTTCTGGTGTCTGGTGTCCTTCCGCGGTTTCCCGGGGCTTTCCGGGAAAAAATTTTACATTAAAATTTTTTTTTTTTTTTTTTTTTTTTTTTCGTGGCTATATTACCTATATTACCTATATTACCTATATTATCTATTTTACCTATATTACCTATTTTACCTATTTTACCCAATCCCCCCAATCTACCATTTGGCAGACCGGGGGGCTTTTAGGTATCACTAAGTCAACCAGATTATCTCACCCCATTCCTCACTTGTCTCGCTTTCTAGTTGGCCCTTGTAAAATTCAGTACGGGCAAGCCGTCTATTAAACTCTTCGTAAAAATCATACAAGCCAGACGTATTGGGGGTGTAGCTGATCTTGGAGTGCGGTTTGTGTAATACTTCACCTTTTAGAATGCGGGCTCTTAGCTTTCCACTCATTTGTTTTCCCTTGTAAAATTTGAAACAGTAAAAGCGATACGTGCACGATAGACTATAGCGGATTGCCTTGCAAGGGCAAAACCAAGATTTATTTGATGGGGGGAGAGTAGTTTCCTCGGTATCCGAAAAAAGTTGTAGGTTGATAGTTTCTAGAAAGCTTATTTCCGTCCCGTTCCATATTAACCAGAATCTTGGCGAGCCGTTTGTTGATTTTTCGGATTTCATCGTCGATCCGGTAATAGGCTCGGCTCGTTTGCATGGGTTGTAGTTTGACAATTCGATTCATCAGCAGCTGAGAGTGCCTAAAAACAGGCGTTAGCTTGCTCATTTTTTCCCCTTGTAAAATTTGAAACAGTAAAAGTGATACGTGTAAAATACACCATATCAAATTGCCTGTCAACCGTGAAACCAAGAAATTCAAAAAAATAATTTCCAGGTTACCGATTCGCATGACTGCCCCATTCTAGAATTATGTGTTAGCGTTCGCGGCCATTAGCTGCTCTGTTACCAGCTCCGCCAGTTGTTCAGATTCGTCGATCACCTCCTCATCTACTTCGTCGGTTGCCTCTTCCTCCTCTTCATCGATTGCTTCAAAATGCTCCGTTTCGATTTTGTCGACCAGGTCAGGGACCAATGCGTGGATAGATAAATCGCAATTAGTCAGTCTCTTCCAGGTTGCCGCGTAGGCTTGCTTGTCCCATCCATCTAATGGGGTAGTTTTAAGACTACCGTCATCATTCGTGGCCAGCGCTTGGCAATAACGCTCAACCGCGGAATACGTGATAGACTCAACGTGCTGCATTCCAGCCACGTACGTACAGACTTCGCCAAACCTAAGCTGATTTCCAAAATAGACCGGGATACCATTGCGAAGAAAAACTAAAGCCTTCCTTTTTGGGCCCTTTTTTTTGTTCGATATCCCAAAGTATAAATCGGCCTGTTCGCGAAACCAGTGCACAGGTTGCTCCGATAGTTCGGTATTGTCGATCCTGATGATTACAGCCCGCCCATTTTTGCGGGTTATCTGCGCCAGGGTCTGAATGCCAACGTTTTCCGCCGCAAGAAAATTCGCGGCACATAAACGAGTAAATTCCCGCTCGTTCTTAAATAACATTGTGCTACCGTCGAGGGTAGCTAGATAGGGTACGGTTGCCATTTTGTCTTTTCCTTATAAAAAAAACGAATGGCAGTCATGCGAACCGGGAACCCGGTGTTCCCGACATAGGCGGCGGTATGAACCCGCATACGTTGCTCATGCAAGCCCCCGTGCTATAGGGGGTAGCCTTGGATGGCTAGGTTGGAGCAATGTACCTACGGCCGATCTATTATCTAGCCCGCCTTTCGGCTCTTCGGCTGGCCAACGTTTGACCAGCGGTATGGGCTGTGATCGACTACAGAGGCAGTAGACCATAGTATCGGCCATCGGTCAAGCCCGTGGACACAAAAAAGCCAATTTATTTTTGAGCGTTTGTCCACTAGTCGCGTGTATAGCATAGTGGGGATTTGTTCACTAGTCGCATGTTCACCATCCAATTTTATGTCATGACATAAAATTGGTTGTCATAAACCTGTCATGTCATAAACCTGTCATGTCAGATTCATGGCCTGACATTTTTATGGCCTGACACATTTATGGTGTGACACATTTATGGTGTGACACATTTATGTCATGACATTTTTCCGCCCCCTAGGTAAGCTAAAAAAAATTTTTTTTAAAATCCCTAAATACCCATTTATAAATTAATTTTTCATTTTATAGAAAAAGAGGTTTATAAAAAGGAGTCTCTTTAAAACCCCCTAAAAGGAGTCTCTTTAAAACCACCTTATAAATCTTTCCATTCGGCCAGCGGGCCAATCCACAAATAAGTTGCATGAACCCCCACCCCCAAATGCCGCAGACGGGTCCCTCCTGGGTCTCCGCCACATCAACCCTTCACCGGTCGTTTGTGGGCTACTATGCTGGCAGATGCGACAGGGGAGGCCCTCTGCGAGACCAATTTTAAAAAATCCAAAAATAATTCCCCTTGACTATCTAAACTTCGTGTGTAAAATGTACTTGACGTGGAGTAGGGCCTCTTCTATTATAGGCTATACGATGATGTATGATCCAGTAAAGCAAGTGGTATTTCTTAGCATATCTAGTCTAGTGCTGACCATTGGCATAGGATTGTTTTTATGGCTAGAACCCTCTTCAGAAATAGCAGTCCCAGAGTGCAATTGTGTGTATTTTGATGGCGGAGTAGATAAACATAATGCCATATCCAGATGATGTTAGTGTATTCTTACACGAGCTGGATGACGATATATGGAATGATGCCAGTACTGTATTTAAATTCCTATACGCTAATATAGGGAACAGTGCTTCACATGCAGACTCCAAAGTATTAGATATTAATGTTTCAGGCACGAGCTTACTAGATTTAGGAGTAGAAGGTCGTTTAGGGATAAATGGAGAAGCTAATATCCTATCTACGTTTAGTGTTACTCAATTAGGTGATGATGAGGGTATTAGATTAGATCACGCAAGTGAGGTTGGTACATTAGATATAGATAGTGCTGGTACACTTAGATTAGCAAACACTGATGATTTAGTATTAGAAGCTACTGCTGCCGCTATATTGACTTTAGGAACCAATAGTGTACTTCCAGCTAACAATACTGTTGTAATAGGAAGTTCTAGTAGTCCTATTGCTGATGTTTGGGCGGATAATTTCCATGCTATATTTGGCATAGAGATTAGGTCTGGAGTAGATATTACTTTTCAGACTAATGGCGCTAATGATCTAGGGACTGATGCCTTAAGAGCTGGAGTATTGTACAGTACTTACCTAGATTTATCTGGGCATTTATTTTTTAGGACGAATAATACCAGCGATATAGGAACTGCTCCTTTAAGAGCGGCGACTATATACTGTACTGATTTAAATGTTACTAATATACCTTCTTGGGCTTCTTCTGATCATAGGTATTTAGGAAGAGATGAGATTGGACCATTAACTGGTTCGGTTTCTATAAACTTCGATACAGGAAGCTACTTTAATAAAAATGGCGATCTAACTGGCAATGTAACAATGGGGGCTATGTCTAAAACTTCTACAGGATGGTGTACTTTGGCAGTACAGCAAACTTCTGGAGGTGGATTTACTATAGATTGGGCTAGTGCTGGCATAACTCCTTTGCCCCCACAACCATTTTCAGGTAATCAGGAAGTAACTAGATATGATCTTTATTTTGATGAAGATTATGGTTGGACTTGGGATTTTAACGCTGGTATTAGTTCTGGTATCCCGGAAACTTCAGAACCGATCTTAACCCCGAGTGGTAGAAGTTTCAATGATAAACGAGCTAAAGGGAATATAATCAGAGATATTTCCTATCAGATAATTGCATAGGTGCGGATTAACTATTTTTTTCAGTAATGAAAACTTATGACTTTAACGAATAATCTTACTACCACGGGCTCCCCCGCCCTTCCAGCTATTATATACAAAAATGGCAGTTTTTTATCAACTGCTAATACTGGTGCTGCTACCGAAACAATGGTAGTAAAGGCTAATTTTACCGAATTGCATATAAGAGTAACTTGGCCTACTGTTGGATCGGAAACTAGATTACATTGTTGGTATAGAAAAACTGGAGATGCTGAATGGGCATTTGGTGCCGATTTAGATTTACTGTCTATAGGAACTGGTGAGTTTATTGGCGTTATTGGCAATCTAGTTCCAGGACAGGAATATGATGTTCTAGCCTGGACTGGAACAACTGAGATAGCTTATAATTCTGCTGAAGCTACTAGAAAACCATTAGTAGTAGATCGAGATTTAACGATAACTGATGAAGTTTATGTTAAACCTGGAGCAACTGGAACTGGAACATTTGACGATCCAGCTGATTTAGGAGCTAGTGTCGCTGCATTTTCATCTGGTGAGCGGATACAGGTATTACCTGGAGATTATAGAAATGTTACTTCTTCTGGCGATGTAAACGCAGACAATATCGCTTTAGTAGCTTATGACGAAAATAATAGGCCCCGTATATTTGGGGATTTTTCCTTTCCAGGGATGAGCTGGTCAGCTCATGGAGCTATTACTGGGGCATGGGAAACCTCCATAGGTGGTACTGATCAACCGTTTATTGATACAGCTCATGTTAATACTGTAGATGGATATGTACTTCCTCATTGCTATGATGATGATGAATTAATTGATGCACCGGCTGGTTTTCGATTAAAAACTGGTCCTATTCTTGTAGTAAAATTGCATGATCATTCTGATCCAGGGGTAACTGGGATTTCTATATCTCATAACCAGCGGTTACTAAAGAATATTGGTAGCAACACTGTTATAAAAAATATTGATTTTTATAATTTTGGTCGGCATAGTTCTACAGCTATTTTCAGGGGTGATGCTGACACCACAGATTTTACTATTGAAGATTGCACCTTTACAAATTGTAAGCTAGCAGCTCAATTTACTAATTCTACTAGAATTCATATTAATAGATGTAGATGCACTGGAAGATATGAGTTTAATACTTGGGATCAAGCTAAAGGAACAGATGTTACTGCTACTAAAGCTATGGGCGATGGAAATAGCTTTTCCTTTGAAACTGATTGTAGTCAAGTAGTAGTAGAAGATGTGGTATATGATGGGGGAATGGATGGGATAAAACTAACTGGCGGAAGTCTTCCAGGATCAGTATTTCACCATGCCATTAGTATTTTACGTTTACGTACACAACGAATGCTGGATGATTCTATTTCAGTAGGGTCACATAGTTGTGGAGTATTAATAGAAGATATTGAGTGTTTGGAGTGTGCTAATCTTGTAGCTTTAGCTGATTTTACTGTTGGCCCAGTTTGGATTGTACAGGGAGTTGGTACTGGTATTAAGTTTAGAAATAGAATTTCTAATGGGGCATTTATAGACGATCTTGATTCTACGTCTTCAGAAATGTTTAAATATGGTAGTGATTCTACTACTGCTGTAAGAGGAATTGTAAGAGCTTATTTCTGTACTGGTTTGTGCGATACGCCTAATCCAGACATAGGAGATTATCGAGGTGATAATCTTCAAACTAATGTTAGTCCAGATGGTGTTGAAGTAATTAACTGTATTGTTGCTAGTCCAGAAGATTTAGTACATTTTTCAGGGGTGACTACTAATGTATTGAGAGAGAACAATTTCTATTGGCCAACTGATTCAACACGAGCAGATACTGCTAAGTATAGTGAAGGTGGTGCTTATTCAAATGATTTAGCTGATTGGGTAGCTGATAGTGGATTTGATGGAGCTACTGATGTTAGGATTGGTCAATCACCTAGTTTAGAAGGTGATCCTAAGTTAGATGCAGCTTATTTTCCGCTAGATGACAGTCCTTGTAAAGGTACTGCTCAGTCTATTCGTGGATTTTCCTATATTGGAAGTAATATAGGTGGAAGACAACCAGCAAGAGTTAGAGCTGCTACTATTCCAGTAATTGGAAAGACTGTAGTAGATCATGCCGTTGGTGCAGAAATAAAGATTATTTCTCCTAGTGACCTGATATTAGCTTCTTCTTCCAGAAATGTAATAATCAATAGTGGGGAAGACATAGAAGCATTAAGGTTAGATAAAGATCAAGATGCACATTTTGCAAATGAAGTTTTTTGTGAGGACTTAACAGTTACTAATCCACCTTGGGGAAGTGGTTCAGTGGATATATCTGGAACCCCTGCTGTTAACCAAGTAGTGTTTTGGCTAGATAGTGATACTATTAAGGGTGATTCTAATTTAATCTGGGACGGAACTAATCGGAAGTTAAAGTTAACAGAAGACAGCAATACTAATTCGGATAAAGCGGTTTTAACCCTAGCTAAACTTCCTGAGGACCTTGGAGCGAGTTCAAATAATGAAGACCTTGGTGAAATAACTTTTTCTGGCTGGGGTGGTAGTACAGAAATACAAGGAGCTAGAATCTTATTTGAAGCTGATGAATCTTGGAGCGAATCAACAGCTCGAACTAATATGTTTATTGGTTTAACTCCAGCAGGTGCAACAGAACCAGTGGATGTTTTGTTTTTAGAATCTACTGGTAATTTTGGCTTGGGTGCTGCTCCAGGTACTGGGTCTAGTATGCTGTTATTGCAACGGTCTGATGAGTTTTTCTTTAGACTGGCCTGCCATTCAAATACCTCGGCTGATTCTGGAAGAATTAAATTTGAGAAATTTCCTGATGACGGTTTAACTATGACTACGGGGGAAGAGATTGGTAATCTTCGTTGGGAAGGTGACGATGGAACTGCTAGCGGTTTAGCGGCGGAGATATTCGTTAAATCAGGGGGTACATGGGCAGTTGGCGACCATCCATCTACAATGGAATTTTGGACTACTCCAGATGCTAGTGCTACTATTACAAAACAATTAGAAATTGATTTGAGTGGTGATGTAGTTGCTACTAATGATGTACACATGCAAAATCTTCGGTTTGACGAAACCGGTGCGCGGCAGGCAATCATCGAAGCGTCTTACCTAACTTACAATATTAACGGCGGTACAAGATGGCATATGGATTATTCTGGACATTTTAGGCCAGAAACTGATTCTTTAGTTAATTTAGGTGCAAGCTATGCTCGTATAGCCACTATTTGGTTAGATGTTATAAATGACAATATAGATCTTAGTGGCGCTCAAGATAGTATTCATATTCATAGAGGTTCTTCAAACGAACAAAATATTTATCTTTATAATGATGCTACAAATTTAGCAAGTGATTATGAAAGATTTAGAATTGATTGGACTGATACAGCTAATGTATGTACTCTTGGCACGCATACAGTAGGGGGTTCAACCCGTAGTTTTGTCTTTAAACGTGGTTCGAGTTCTTATCTTGGTTTTTATTCAGCAGGGATTGAAACTTCCGTAGATATTTACCCTGATGCTGATGGTAGTGCTGATTTAGGAACTTCAGCATTGTTTTTTGGAACAGGGTATATTGACTCTATAACCCACGGAACAAATGCTGCTATTACAGCTAGTGTTACGCAAACTCAAGGTCAGGCACCTCAAACTGTTGATGTGATTGAGGTTTCTGTGTGCGCTAATGCTAATGACGTTATTACAATTCGTTCAGCTGAAGCTGGAGCGTTTCATTTTATTAAAAATAATGGGGCTCAAACTTTGCAGATATTCCCGGCGAGTGGAGATAATATCAACGGCACCGGAGTTAATTCTTCAGTAACTCTAGCTGCTGGTTCATCTGTGAAGTATTATGCAATAGACGCGACGAACTGGTGCTCTTAAAGGAATATGAATTATGTCAGCTCATGATCTTCCTAGATTACTGGAAGATAGAACCCCACAAGTAACTCAGTATGAAAGAGTTGCTAGACGATTAACAGCTATTGGTAATAGCACATTTGAAACTCTTTATAATAAGTATTATAGCGCTAGAGTTGAACTTTGGAATATTGATGGGTGGGAAGTATCTGATGCACAATTAACAATTGATGCACTAGGTGATCAAGCGATTCTTAGTTTTGCTCTTAATACAAAACTTGGTAACTTGTTAAATGAATTACGTCCGGGGACTATTCCAGTGGAAGATTTAGCAACTCCAGTGACTTATGATGTTAAAACTGGAAGTATTGTTTTAGATGTAAATGGTGTATATCCAGGACCAGTAGTAAGCTAGTTTAGGAGTAATGATGCTTCAACTTTCTTTGACAGCAGAAGAAGCCCAACAATTAATTAATCTACTTGATTTAGCAGTTAAGTCTGGAGGATTACAGGTATCTGGCCCTGCTTTAAGTATAGCAGCAAAGTTATCTAAAGAGATGAATTCTTCCCCTGAAGATAATGGGCAGAAATTGCCTCCTGATCATAGACAAGAAGTTCCTCATGAACGAGAAAGACAGGAGAAGCGTTTTTCAAATAATAGATGATTACTCTTTCTAAGTATATTAAAGCAAGAGATGGGAAGTTTATAAAGGATCGAATTGGTCAGTTTATAAAGACTGGTACCTTTGTTTTATCAGATGTAAGTAGAGATTATCGATTAAATTGTTTAGAAGATGTGAATTATTTACTTTGCGCACCAGAAGATATAAATAAGAAACTTTTTATTCCAGAAGTGATTGATTCTAAATTGGTAGACTGATGGGCGTAGAAATTGCAATTAAAAAGATTGGTGCTTATGGACCTAGAATTAGAGTTCAAGCAATTCATCCTGTAAGTTTTGAAGTTATTGATTTAACAGGTACAACTGGTCATAAGATTAATTTTAGGCATGTAGATTCAGCAACTGTTGTTATTGAAACAGCAATATTGGAAAATGATGAAGCTGGGGACCCGACATTTATTGTTTATCAGTTAACTTCTGGAGATTTAGATACAGTAGGTATTTGGTTTTTTGAAGGGGAATACACACGTGCGGGTGCTCCTTATAAAACAGATAATGGGCAAATTTTAGTTAAGGCTTTATGATGTCAACTATTGAGGCTAATCTTGCAATTGCGATTTCTGATGAATTAAAAGAATTAGCTGAATCGTCAGCTGCTAGACCTAATCCAAAGAAGTTTGACACAGAAAAAGAGAATTTATCTAAGCCTATAAAAATAGAAGCTAAAAAAGAGCTTTCTTCCAGCATTAAATCAGCTGAAAAACAAATTCAAAATGGAAGACTTAAAATTGCTCAACAAGTAGAGCTAATTAAGAAAGCTGCTTTAGAAAGTCTTATTGGTTCAGATGGACAAGATTATGATGTATTAGTTGATTGGCTAGGGGCACTGCGTAAAAAAGAATTAAGATTGTATCTTGATTTTATCAAGCATATTCTTCCTAAATCACAGGAAATTGATCATAGATCACTGGATACAGAAACAAAAGCTCCTCTTATTATTGCGATCAATAACCATCCTAGTATGGCTGGTAATCCCCAAGAAGTTTTAGAAGCAAAGGTTGGGTAGATGACCATTAATGCAGTGTATTTTCAGGAAGTGGATGTTGAAGGCTTTGGATTTAGTGCAACTAAATCTTTATCAGGAGCCCAAATTTGTACTATGGATATTCTTGATTCTGAGTATGAAGGAGCAGATTATCCTTTGGAAATGTTTGTATATGAAGATGATCCAGGTGGATTTGTTGGTATGTCTGAAGGAGACGCTTCTACTACAATTACACTTGAAACAAACAATGCTTCTGTTCCAATAGATTCTTTTACTATCACTTCTTTGAAACCATTTATTTATGTTAAAGATGCAGGATTTGATGACCCGTTTACTGGGGCAGTAACAAAAGGGTTTTTAACTAGTAGTGATGATAGTTTAAATATTAAAGCTATTATTGGGGTTAACTTAAATACAGCCTACTAATTAATAGAATTTATGGATTATGACGATTAATATTTCAGCAACTAAACGGTTGCAGGTTGGTACGACTATTGTTGGGGGATTATACGTAGAAGTTGTTGAATCAGTTTTTAAGTTCACATGCAATATTCCTGGTTCGGCTGATAATCTGGTAAAAAATATTCAGGACATTCATACAGCGAATTTAAAGTTTTTTTCAATTTATTCTTCAGGCGATATTAATATTTATACTAATGATCCATCAACAGGATCTCCAGATGATAGTTTTCTTATGAAACTTGATTTGCCACTAGTTTGGGGCAATAGTTTTTCTTTTGAATCTGTTCCAATTGGTACAAATATCACTGCGTTATATTTTACTAATCCATCTACTACAGTTGTTACTGTTAAAGTTGTTGTTGGATATACAGCATAGGAAAGTACTGCATGAGTTTTGACCCTACTAAACTGGTTGATTACGGAATTGCAGGCGGGATTGTTTTATTAGCAATTTCTATTTTTTTTCCAAACTTGGCAGGAAAACTAAAGCAAGCGCTCTTTTCAGTTAGTATGACAAAAGCCACAGTCTCTTCTACTTCTAGACGTTTAAAATTTTGGGAACAGCTGTATATTAGTTGTGATTCTCTTTGTTGCGAGGAGTTAAATAAAAAACTTGATGAAATAGCCCCTTTATTAGTTCAACATGAGCCAAAGGACAAAGAAGAGGCTAAAATATGAGCAAAGGAAAAAAATTAGCTGTGTTAGGAGCTTTAGTAGCAGCTTACCTTTCCAGGGGAGGCTACCTCACCAGTTTTAAAAATAAGATTGATAATTCACCTATTAAAGTTGTTACTCCAGATGGAGATGAGAATCTTTCAGTTTTAATTTTTAAAGAGCCTGTTGCTGTCATTAAAGCTAAAGTAGAACCAATTAGAGGTGCATTAAGTGAAGGAGCAGTTGTTAAAGAGATGTTACTGGATGTAGCTTATTTTTATCACGAATTTGCTTCAATTGTTCGGCGAGATGTTAATCATATAGTTACAAATCAACAGTTTGCTCATTATCAAGCTTTAGCTTTGGAGTTAGCTTTTTCTGGAAAGACTACACCAGGTATTGGGGAAATGATAGAAGTTTTTCTCCAGGAAGAAACTGGTTTAGAGCCAGATACTGAGATAAATAAAGTAGTTATTCCTCAAATGCTCGATGCAATTGCATGGGCCGCATACGAGGGAACAAAGTTGTGACTACTCTCCAAGATTATAAAGAAGGTAGGAAAGTTGGCGTCCATGTAGATAGTTCGCTTTGTTCGCCAATTCAAAGAAGTGATTTGGCAGCAAAGAAAGCAGACTTTTTCTACAATGTAGAAGAGTCTCCTTTTTTTGCAGATAAAGCACCCCATCTTCAGGATACAGTTAAAAAGAATACAGTGTATTTACCTTTTGCAAAGTATACAGCAATAGATTCAGATGCTGGGCATGGAGCACAGAAAGATTCTGATTGTTTTTCGTGGTCTACTAGGTTGATGTTGGATATTAATAGACTTAATCAAGGCTTATTCGGGGAAGGTAGAAAAGAACAGTATATTGAATCTTCTGCAACTTGCTTAATTTACGGGATGCGGGGTGGTTGCGGAAAAGGAATGACAGTTTATGATGTCATAAAGTCATTTAAGGGGGGTTTACTGTTGGAAAAAGAATATAATACAAATGAAGGTAAGCATTATAATTTTGAACGCTATGTTGATTATTATCGTTTAGGAGTTAGTAAATGGTGTAGAAGTGGGCCACCATCTGATCTTTTAGAGCAAACTAGAAAAGTTAAAATAGGTGATTATGCTATTGCTTCAGATATGGATGAGATTGATGCAAATTTAGCTAATGGTAGAACATGGTCTTGTGGTTCTGGAATTGGGGTTTCTTCAAAAAGAGACGAGCATGGGGTTAGTAGATTAAAAGGTGGTTGGGCTCATGCAATGGCAATTATTGGGGTTTTACTTTGGGATTGGGTTATTGAAGTATACGGTGAAGCGGTATATATTTGGGATCAAAGTTGGGGAAATTGGAATACAGGTGTTTATCCAGAATGGGCTAAAAAATTAGGGATTAAATTACCACAAGGATATTTTTTATTACGAAAATCAGATACATGGAAAGCTGTTAAAGCTAAGCAGTGCGTTACTGTTAGTTCGGTTGAAGGTTTTCCGAAATTAAAAATGCCAAACCTAGGTGCGAAAGGGAGAATCTGAATGAAAAATTTTTATTGGTTTTGTTTATTGTTGGTTGGGGTTTCTTTTTGTGGGTGTGTTGCAGACGGGGATAAACAGTCTATTTTCAGTAAAGAGTTTGCATCTTTAACTGAATCTCGTTTAGTTCATCATCTGGCGTATAATCAAACAGAGGAAGATAGGCAAACTAGCTTAATTCATTTAACTACTTTGAAGAGGCCAAGGATAGCTTGTTTTGGTGGAGTTTGTCAGAATCCTCAACGACAAGTTAAACTAATTTCAGGTGTAGAATCAGAATTTCAGGAAATTCAGGTAGAAGAAGCACAAGAAGAAATTCAAGAAGAACCACAAGTATATGGTGAACAGCAAACTTATTCAGCTGAAAGTTATGGGAGTGTAGGATCGAGTTTTACTTATTCTTCTGAAAAATATCGTAGTGGAGGTTGGTTTTCTAGAATTCGGGCTCGTAGGTTGTCCAGATAGGTTGAACTAGAGGAATCTTGATTGTTTGATCAGCCCATATAGAGTTTGTCGAGATTTTGGGGTATGATTGGACACAATTTTTTTAGGGTTGTGTAATGTGGTTATATGGTAAAAGAATCAGGATTTTGTATAAGTTATTTAATAGGTGTTTGGTTACTAGCAAGTAGTTCTCTAGAACTTGGATATGCAGTAGCTCTTGAACTTACCATTTTAATATCTTTGATTTGTAGTGGACTGGATAATCTTGGGCGGTATGGGAAGGTTAAATGGTATACTGTAGCGAATAAAATGGGCTTTTCGGTTTTAGCAAGTTTACTTTGTTTTACTGCCTATACTTTAAAATGGCCACCTAATCCGTTTGTAGTTGTTTCTTGCGGATGTGTAGGACTACTTGGAAAAGAGTTTATACTAAAAATCGTGAAGAATACTTTTGAAAAATGACTAAAACAACGCGGGATTTAATTGTTGAAGGTCTGTACAAATTACTGTTTGTTGGAGTAATTACATTTGGGATGGTTTATAGTGTTCGTTATGCTTTTCCAGATGGGTTAGCTCCTAAAGATGTTCAAAAAAATGTAGAGATTGTTGATGGAAAAATTGAAGCCCTAAAGAATTGTATTTCTACTCGGTTAGACTTCATAAAAGACGTTGTTATTGTTGATGAGGGAAATATTATTAGGAAATGGCCTCATTATCTTGAACATTTAACAGGTTACTCTTCTGATGATGTTCTTGGAACGAGTGTTGAGTTTTTAGTCCCAATTGATAAACGCGAGGACCATTTAACTGCATTTAGTGATTTTTTTGCGCGTAAAATCGGTGATACTTCATTAGTTTTTTGCACAATTGAGACTAAAGAAGGAGCAGTACTTCCACTTAAAGTTATTAATGTTCTTAGAGAACACGCGGGAATTCGGTATGTTTGTTCAACTGTTTATGATCCTCAACAATTAACAATTTGTGATCAACAGGAACTATAATATGGTTGACTGGTTTAAAAGTGAAACTGTTTTGTTTGGCCTGTTAGTTACTTTACTTCCATTTTTAGAGCAGTTATTAGACACAAGTTATCTTCAGGAGTATCCTCAGATTATTTCTGTTATTGGAGTTTTAATTTGGTTTTTGAGAAAAGGCACTACTAAAGAATTAAGGATGCCCTTTCAGAAAAATCCTAAAAAAGGTCGTTATTTGTAATGCCTGTTGCAGAAGAATTTTATGAAATTGAAACTTTACTGGAAGAAGCAGTTGAGAAAGAGGATTGTGTAGATAGTGAGGGGCCTAAGTGGGGCGATTTTATTAGTGAAGATGATAGATCAAAAGGAAAATATTACCCACTACATCAATATCAAGCAAATATTTATTATTCAGAAGCAAGGTTTATTGCTGCTATAGCAGGTACTGGGGGAGGTAAAACAGCTATTGGTCCTTTGTGGGTGGCTAAAATTATTAATGGAATGAGGTCTAAAGGGTACGAGAAACCTATTATGGGTTTGGTTGTTGCTCCTACATATAAAGTGTTAGCTAGAGCAACTGTGCCAATGCTCGTTGACACGTTTAAAGGGACTAATTTAGAAGGTAGGTATTTAGAATCTAGATCGTTTTATGAACTGCCTCCACATAATGGGTGCGAAGGGGGAAAGATTTGGTGCCAAGGAGCTGATAATCCTGGAGGGCTAGAAGGTGGGCAATTCGATTTTTGTTGGGGTGATGAAGCTGGTCAGTTTAAGAAAATGGTTTGGTCAGCTATACAAGGTCGTCTAGGAGCTAAAGAATCTCCGTGTTTACTTACTACTACTCCTTACATTAAAAACTGGTTATTTACTGATTTTTATAAACAGTTTACTTTAGGTGATCCTGATTATTATGTCCAGCAATGGAGCTCAGTTGAAAATCCGATTTATTCTCAGCGGGAGTACGATAGAGCAAAACGGACAATGAACCGTGCTTTAGGGGCAATGAGGTATGATGGCCAATTTTCTGTTATGGCTGGAGCAGTTTATCCTACGATAGATGATTGCACAGTTAAATTAACAAAAGATGAAATAGAGGATTTACTTTCAGAAGATGATGGAAAATTTTATGGTGGAATTGACTTTGGCTGGAACGATCCTTTTTGTGCTCTATGCGGTTATCTTGATAGTGCAGATATTTTGTGGGTTTGGTGGGAACGGTATTTAACAAAAACAATGATAGAGGACCATGCAGAAGCTTTACCAAAGTTTACTAATAAAGGTATTCGTTGGTATTGTGAACATCAGCCAGAATTAGTTAGGAAATTAAGAAAAGGTGGGCATACTTGTTTACCGGCTATAAAAGCTATTCTTCCAGGAATAGAAGCTGTTAATGCTAGAATGCTTACTGGAAGATTAAAGATCGTTGAGAATTCTTGCCCAGCTATACTAGCAGAAGCTCAACTTTATTCTTTTCCAGAAGATGAAGAAGCATCTGGAGGAGATAAGCCTATTGATAATTTTAATCATGCAATGGATGCTTTGCGTTATATGATTTTCGGTATAGATGGTAAACGGGCAGCTTAAGGAGTTTAAAATGGGAAGAAGACGAGATAGAAGAATTGAAGAGAGAAGAGGGAAGGCTTTGAGAGTTGTTCTTTCTAGACAAGAAAGAAAGCTTAAAAGCGATGGAAAAATTAAAGAAGCAAATGAAATTTCAGAAGTTTTAGACGACAATACTTTGTTTGCTGTTGTTGTTGACGAAACTTTTAATATGCTTATCCCAAAGAGTGATGACGAAAATACTCCTTGGGCAGATTTTTTTGAACGGATTATTAAAGCTCTTCCTGAAATTTTAAAGTTTATTGCTGGCCTAATAAAGATGTTTATTTAATGGAAAAGTTTATTTATGGATACAGCAGAGTTTGAACATGCTGGTGGAGAGTATTTTCCAGTAAAAGCTAATAGGAAAAAGGTAGAACGGATTAAGTTTGATCGAGAAGAAGAGGGGATTAATATGAAAGATATTCTTTTGCAAGTAGGGCAAGATCAATGGCTTTCATTAGATAATCCCTATTTATGGGACGTATTTTAAGTGGAATCTACATTTAAAAAAATTGGTGAATTATCTGATCCTTTTACAGGGGACGGGCAATACGACCAGACTTACGCGGATCATTATAAAACTCAGCAATACCCTAATATTTCTGATTTACTCAATGCTTATAAACGGATTAATTTTGCCTGTGCAAATATTAATGCGAATGGGTGTGCGGGCCATGAGTTAAAATTGTTTGTAAAGACAAGATCGTCTGACAAAAAGACAGTTCTTAATACAGCTAAGGTAGGAGATAATAAACAGGACTTTCTGCGTCAAGAATTTGAGATTAAGGATAGTGAGGTTATTGAGGAAGTTATTGAGCATCCAGTTTTAGTTTTACTTAAAGAAGTTAATGATCAGCCATTTTTGAATAGCTACACTTTAAAAGCTTTGACGTTTCTGTATTTTGATATTGCTAGTGCAGCTTATTGGTGGGTAGATATTGATAAATTCTTAAATAGACCTAAGAATATTTGGATTCTTCCTAGTCAGCATGTATTGCCTAAAAGAGAATCTGGGTCTGATAAGATAGTAGATTATTATGAGTATGTAAATGGGGATAAGGTTAAACGCTATTCTCCAGAAGAGATTATTCAATTTATTCCATTAGGAGTTAAGAATCCTTATTTAGAGGGAATTGGTTCTGCGGAAGGGTCATACGAAGCAAGTTTGCTTTCTAATAAGCTAGCTTCTATGACCAGTCATTTATTAGATAATGATGGTAGACCAGATATTTTGTATTCTCCTAAAGAAGGAATTGGGGCAGCTGAAGCTACTGGTTTAGAAAAACGTTTGAATCAAAAGTATAGCCAAGGTAGAAGCGGTGGTTGGCATGTAGCAGATGAGCCAGCAGATATTAAACCGATGAATTATCCTCCTAGGGATATTGCTAGGTTAGATATAAACGAGCAGGCTAAAATAGAAATCTGTAATGCTTATTCTGTTCCAGTAGCATTCCTTGATAATAGGAATATTAGTAGAGAGACAATTTTTGGTGCTTTAACCCTCCATGCTATTTTTGGAATTAAACCTAGGTTAGGGATTTACGCTGAAACATTAAATAAACGACTAATTCCGTTTTACGATGAATCAGGTAGATTATTTTTTGGATACGATGATCCTGTACCGGAAGATAAAGAAGCGAAATTAGCTGAAGTTACTCGGCAAATTGAAGTTGGTATGATTGAACCAAATGAAGGTCGTAAGAAGTATAACTTGCCTCCACATTCTGATCCAGAAGCTAGTAGGCTTAAAAGAATTAACGCGCCTGGTTTAAGCGGAGCAGGTCCACGTCAAGCTTCTAGAGAGAGTGGAGAGGCCGAAAAGTAATGGCAGCATTTTTAACATGGCGGGGAGAGAGGGTTAGAGACCGGATTTTTAAAGTCTTGGAGCGCAAAAATAGACAAGTAACTAAACTCCTAAGGAAACAGATTGAAGAGGCATTAGAGCGGAAAGGTTGGGGTTCTGATCCAGCAGGAAAAAGGGGCAAGAGAATAAGGCGCCGACATTCAGATAGCGGGGAGGTTCCCTACAAACAAACAGGAAATTATGCTAAGAGTATACGGACTGAAGTGGATACTCGTGGCGACCAAATTATAGCGTCGGTTTTTACAGATGTTCCATATTCACAAACATTAGAATTTGGTGGTTCTTTTCAGATGGACCAAAATAATAAAAAGTATAGTAAAATCCGGCTTGTTAATCCATTTAGAAGCCCAATCATTATTACTCCTAGACCAGTTTGGATGCCAGTTCTTAGAGCTAATATATTCAGTTACAAATACCAGGAAATATTCGATAAGTAAGGAATAAGTATGGCTACTTTTAATAAAATGTTTGGTGAATGTACTGGCGCATTTGGTTTTCCTATGAGAGAAATTGAAGCTAGGAAATTAGATGAACAAATTTCAAAGGAAAGTGATGTAGAATTAGTTCATTTTAGGAAAGAGTGTAGACAGTTTGAATGTTTTATTGAGAAAGAACACGCTGACGTTTCTATTATTACTGATTCTTCTGTGGATAAAACCAGGGAAGTTATGGATATCGAGTCAATTAGTTTTGAGGTATTTAAAGGGAATCCTCAAGTTGCTTATGCTCATAATTATAAAATTCCTCCAATTGGTCGTTCTTTGTGGCAAAAGTATTTTAAGACTTTCGATGGATTTAAGGCAAAAACAAAATATTACGATCGCCCAGAAAACCATCGAAAAGAGGTGGAGTGGTTTCCAGATTATATCTATGAGCTAGTTAAAAGTGGAAATCTTCCTGGAAAGAGTATTGGGGGAGTAGCTAAAAAAAGAGAGGTTACTGAAGAAGACCTTAAAAAGAATCCCCATTGGAAAGAAGCAAGAGTAGTTCGGTATGATTCAAAAGTTTATGAATACAGTGTTGTAGGTATTCCAACAAATAATAATGCAGAAGTTGAACTTGTTGCAAAAGGGCTAGTTAATATGGAAGACAGTATTCTTGAAAATGCTTTTCCAACATTAGCCGAAGTAGTTTTTGATTTGCGTAAGAGCACTGAACCGGTAGAAATTCCATTTATTAAAGACGTAGTTACATCTGCTGAATATGAAGAGGAATTTTCTGTTAGTTTACAAAGAGAGCTTGAAGGTCTCCATAAGAGTGTACCCGAGCTAATAGACAAGGCATTAAAGCGTTTACTAGGTAAAGTAGCATAGTTTTAAACTAGCCAATACCAATAACTAATTACCAATTAATTTGGAGTTTTATTATGAAGATGTGGGTAAAGTTTAGTCAAGATTATGTTTCCAAAGGCAAAATTGAAGGAGAGGAAACTTCTTTTAAGAAAGGTAACGTTTACGAGATAGACGAGATAATTGCAAAATCTCTTATTGATCTTGGGCTTTCTGAAAGGACTGATGAGCCGAAAATTGATAATATAATTGAGAAAACTCGAAATGAGTATTTTCAAGGAATGCAGGATACGGTTGAAGAGAGTGTAATTAAGGCTTTTAAAGGCATTGGCGAAGGGACCATGACAATCCCTGCTGTTGCTGTTGATCATGAACTTGAAAAGATGCATGGTTTTGAAAGTGAAGCGCACTTTTCTGAAGCAGTTGTTAAAGCTGGACGAGAAACTAATCCTGTAGTTGATGAAAGATTACTTCAAAAAGCCCCATCTGGTCAGAATACTCTAGATGATGCTGAGGGCGGTTTTCTTATTCCAGAAACGATTAGTAACCGGATTTTGATCCAGAATCGTGATGCTGAAGAAATTGATTTCTTTGGTATGGCTGGAGATAAGCAGACCACATCTGGCAATAATATGCGGGTTAAACGTCGAACTGAAACATCTAGGAAGGATGGTTTTGGGCGGCATGGTGATATGGTTTCTTATTGGAAGGGTGAAGCTGACCAATTTGAGAAGAGTGTAATTACTTGGGATGAACATACGCTGGAGCTCCATAAATTGACAGCTCTTGCATATGTTACTGATGAGCAAATGGAAGATTCATTTGTCAATATGGGTAGTCAGTTTACTACTCTAGCTAGGCAAGCGATTTTCTGGAAGCGAAATCAGGCTATGTTTACTGGAACTGGTGCTGGGATGCCTTTGGGTTTTCATAATGCTCCAGCTACTATTTTAGTTTTAGAAAAGAGTGGCCAAGCAAACGGCACAATATTGCATGAGAATATTGTTAATATGTATCATGCAATGTTGCCTGAAATGCGCGGATCTGCCGTTTGGTACGCTCATGATAATGTTATTAAGTTGTTGCAGTATGTCAATTTTAATGATGAAGCAACTTCTAATGCTATTCATCCAGTCTATCTTCCGCCAGGAGGAATTAGTAATTCTCCTTATGGTAGTCTTATGGGTCGTCCAGTTGTTCCTACTGAGTTTTGCCCAGATTTAGGTTCAAGTGGTGATATTAATTTTGTTAATTTCGCCTCTTATTCTACTTTGGTAAAACAGGGTAGAGGAGCTGGTGTTTCGCGTGCTAGTAGTATTCATGTTCGTTTTCTTTTTGGTGAAACTGCTTTTAGGTTTCATTATCGTTGTGATGCTCGGCCATTGTGGAAGGGTCCAATTGAAGATTTGAATGGAACAACTAAACGGAGTCCTTTCGTCATGCTAGAAGAAAGGGTATCGTAGACTCCTGTTTTTGTGGTTTTTCGGAAACTAATTTGAAATGAGGATATGAAGATGAAGACTGTCCAAAGAGAAAAACGAGTAATGCTTGTTAAACCCCATGATAGTAATGCTGGTGCAGTTACAAGTGGTTGGGTAGATATGTCTCAGTACCAACATTTAACTATCCATATTCTTTGTGGAGTTATTGGTGGAGATTTTGCTATCACTTTAGATCAAGCTAAAGATAATGCAGCAGGCAGCACTAAAACTCTTGGTTTTACTACTATTTACCAAGCTGATAATAGTGATGCTACATTAACAAATAGGGATAAATTTGCAGCAGTTGCTGTTGCGAATGATTCTCATCTTGTAGTAGCTTCTACAGATGATGAGTTTCAGCTAATAATTGAGATTGATTCTGCATCATTGGATAGAGCTAATGATTTTACTCATGTATCATTAGCTCTTGCTGATCCAGGAGCTGAAAGTTTTGTTGCAGCTGTTGGTGAGTGCAAGATGGGTCCAGCAGGTAAAGTTGGTGACAATGATCTAATGCCTTCTGCATTAGGTTAATTAGTATTTTCCCCCGGACG